AGTCTCTGATGTCCTGCCAAACTTTCCAGCCGGTCACTTCATTCCAGGCGCCAACCACTGTCTCCTTGGCGTCGGTGAAGAACTTGGAAATCTTGGTCCATCCGTCCCATCCGACGATGGTGTTCTTGAAACTGACAAATCCGTCAAACACGCCGCCGAGGCCGTTCTCGTTGGCCCACTCCCGTACAACCTGCTTGAACTTGGTCCATGCGTTTTTCAGCCAGGTGACGATGGGCATTTCCTGCTTCCCGTTCCCGATGTCCTTCGGGGAAAAAGCGCTTTTAATCTTTGTCCACAGTTTGGTAAACCCTTCGCCCAGCTTTTCAAACAGCTGTCCGAAATTCAGGTCTCCGGTACCGGTCAGAAAGTTTCCGACCGTAGCGAACACGTCCAGCACCACGTCAAAGACCGGCGCCGCCAGACGTCGAAGCAGATTAAAGCCGGTCTTCAGCACATTCAGTCCTATTTTGACAATATTGAACACGCCGCTCAGCCCTTTGGAGATCTTGCTCAGCCGGCTGTCCGCGTCATCCGCGCTGCCGAGCCAGGTCTTGAAGTTCTGCACCAGCGTCCGGAACCCGAGGGTAATGTCCATCAGCTTTTTGGCATCCATTATACCGAATACCTGATGGAAGGTATCGCTCACGACCCTGCCGAACTCCATTACCACGTCGATCATCTCAAAGAAGCTTTTCACCAGAATATCCCGGCCGCTTTCAGCGCCTTTGATCAGCTCGCCGCTGGGGCCATGCTTGTCTTTGTAGACGGACTGGTAGTCTTCGCCCATTTCGGCCCATTGCTTCAGCAGCTTGTTCCGGTGTTCCGCCTGTCCGCTCAGCACTTTGTCCAGCCGGTCATTCAGATTGGTCCACAGCGTGGTCCCCTCTTCCATGTTGCCGAAGATGTACTGGAAACTGTCCGCCCATCCGCTCTGCACGCTTTCCTTCAGCGCGTCCATCATCTTGGAGAAGGTGCGCACCTGCTGTGCCGCCTCCAGGGCTTCCTTTCCGATCTGCATCAGGCGCTTCTGATCTTCCTCATCATCGATGCCCCAGGACTTCAGCGTGTCCACGGTGATGCCTTTTCCGGAATACAGCTGGAAGGTCTTGATGATCGTATCCTTGTCCAGCCAGCCTTTCTGCAGGTATTCCCGGAAATTGGCTGCCGTCAGCTCGATCCGCTCCTTCAGGGCGTTGCCGTTTTCGTCCTTGGACAGGTAGAAGTGCATCAGCCCTTCCCCGTCCGTCTCCTTTTCCAGCCGCCCGCCGGCCGCGGCCACCTCAAGGAAGGTGTTCTTCAGCCGCTGGGTGGCAATGTTGGCGTTTTCAAGGCTCTTCCAGTCAATCGTGGTCATCTTGCCAACGCCGATCGCCTGTGAAATATTGTACATGGCCATGGATGCCTGCATGGCTCCCTGGCCCGCGTCCGCCGTTGCGTTGGCAATACCCTGCATGGCGGCAGTGGCGTCCTCCAGCTTGACCCCGTTGTTGGTGAACTTGCCGAGGTTGCTGGTCATGTCGCTCAGACTGTAAATGGTTTTGTTGGCGTACTCCGTCAGATTCTGCAGATGCTGCTCCACAACCTCAATGCTCTCGCCGGTACCGCTCATGATGGTCTTCACGCTGTCCATCTTGTTCTGGTACTGGGTCCATCCGGCGCTGACCGGTGCAATGGTCAGTGCGCGCAGCGTCTGCTCCACGGTGCTGACTACCTTGCCCGCCAGATCAAAGCCGATAAACCTGGACACATAGCCCCGGAATGTGCCGAACAGGTTGTCCAGCGCCCGCACGGGAGCCATGCCGATGTTCGCGGCCTTCCCCATGCTGTCGCTGAGGCTTGTCAGCGTGCTCCGCAGCTTTCTCGCCCCCTGATTGGCCTTGTCCATATTGAGCGCGCTTTTGATTTTGTCGAACACCTTGAATCCTTTGGAGCTTTCCTCCAGATTCAGCCCGTCTTTCAGCTGCCCGAGCGTGTCGATCGTCTGCTTCGCATTTTTCTCGAAATCCTCATTGTCGAAATACATTGCGACAATGCGTTCTTCCACTTCCCGGTTCATCGGACAACCTCCTTCCAGGCCTCCTGGGCCATTTCTTCAAAGATCGGCCGAACGGCCGGGTTAATATAGTCGGTTCCTTCCACGAATCCGCCGTTTCTCGTACCGTGTCCGTATTGCAGAATCACGGCGATGTTGGTGCCGTTCACGACATGGCTGTTTCGCCAGTAGATGGCGGTGCGGCCGGGTTCCTCCACGATTTCGTAACTCCAGGATGCCGCGGTTTCGCCGGAGTCCTTCGGGGTCGCCTCTCTCAGGGCGTTGACCCCTTTTTCTCCGTAATGCCTCATCCGCTGCATGTAGTGGCGCTGTATGATCCTGTGAAGGAACCGGTCCGTCCGCTTGAAGTCACCCTTCTGGGTCACACTCAGAATTCTTCCCATCGGGGCGCCTCCTTTTTATCCTTTGCTGTTGAACCGTTTCCGGTTTCGTTCATTCATGGCGCGGTACATGTCGAGAATCTCCTTCTCGGTCCGCTTCTTTTCGCCGCCGTATCCGCTCTGGCTGCCTTTGATGCCGCAGTAGTCCAGCAGCGCGATCAGCCGGTTGAAGTGCCATTTTTCGCAGTCCCACGGCACGCCGAATTGAATCATGGCATGGTAGAACTCCTCCGCCGTCTGCGGGTTCCGCTTTTTTGGCTTCGGATCCCCCTTGCTTTTGACCTTCCATGCGCTCCGGGGATCCTGCATGTATTCCACGATCTTCTGCAGATCAGCCTGGGAAAGCTGATCGTAGATCTCCTGATCCTTCTGGGTGTTGATGGTCATGCACCGGATATAGCTGAGCAGCTTTTCGCCGTTCAGCTGCTTCTGTTCCGTAAAGGATTCATGCCAGATGCCTTCCCATTTGGCCACGCTCATCAGACTGTGCTCCAGCTGCAGATGCATTTGTTTCAGATGCCGTTCCGGAATCGTCACAAATTCCTGTGTGCTGTTGTCAAATAACTCAACCGCCGGAATGTCCCGCTCAGGGTGATCAATGACGATCATGCCGGATCACGCTCTCATGACTGCTCCAGCCGCTTCAGCCGCTGCAGATGCACTATGGCCGGCAGCTCCGGCAGCTTCGGCCTCGACCTGATCGAGTTTGGCCGCCAGTTCTTCGGGGATGGCACCTTTCAGGAAGGCGGTCAGCTTTTCTCCGCTGGACACCAGTTCCATGAACAGATCGCTGTAGGCGCGGCTCTGGTAGAAGTCCTGCCGGATCTCTTCGTTTTTGAGGAATTTCCGGCCGTCCACGCTCCGCTCGCCGACAGCGCTGAGAATAATCTTTTCAAACATGTCCACCACTTCCCCGGGTTTGCTCTCCCGAAGCAGGCGGTTCATCATCCCGTTCACGCCGCCAACAGAGCCAAGCTCCAGCTTGTAAAGCTCCGCCTCGCTCAAGTTGAACCAGCGGGTGTCGGAATGCATCTTGCCATCGTATCCTTCATATTCAAAAGTCCTTGAAAACATCGCGTCTGCTCCTTTCGTACGTCAAAAAATAAAAGAGTTGCCCCCTGCCCGGAAAGGACAGAGGGCGCAATGAATGGTTTGAATCAGGTCAGAAGGGTCTTGACCTCGCCGGGGCTGGGAAGCCGCGCCGGAGTTCCCTCGGATCCGCCGGTGCCGGCCGTTCCGTACAGAACCGCTTCGAGCGCCTGCATCTTCTCCTCGGTGAAGTCCGTACTCTTGATCTCCACGGTGGAGGTCTGCTCAACACCTGTGACGCCGGTAACGGGAACGGGCGTGGAGCTGTAATCCCAGCTCATCTCCTCGGGCTCAACGTTCTCGGTCTTGGTCGCGTGGCTCCGGCTGGAAGGCTGCACCTTGCAGTTGTATACCAGATGAAGCTTGTAGCCGGCATTTTCATTCGTGTCCGTGCCGATCCGGGTGCGGTAGCACAGTCCGAAAGCCTTCCGGGGCTGTCCGCCGTACACAAGACCGGACATGCCGGACGGGCTGACCATGCCGTTGCAGGGGTAGAACTCGTCCGGGAACATGTAGGCCTTGATGGTGCCCTTGTGGTTCTCGGGGGTCTGGAACGTGGCGTACTTGATGTTGTCGGCCCAGATATCATTGATGTCGCCGCCGTCCGGGTTCTCGTCAACGCCCGTAAGGCCGTTCCAGGCCACGCCGTCTTCATAGGTGCCGTTGGACATCGGGTAGAGTACGCCGTGGTCGACGCCGACCTCGTATTCGCGCTCGCCGGAGACGTCCCAGGAAATATTGTAAGCAATATCTGCCATGACTGTTTCCTCCTGTTACTGATAGTTGATGGTAAACACGTAGTGATAAAGATTGTCGCTCACATACTTGCGCCCGATGGCGCAGTGGCTGAAAGCCTCGTCCATTCTTTCCCAGATGCCGTCGTCTTCCTGCTCGGAAATATACAGCACCTCGTAGCGCGGAATCAGCAGATAGTTCCGGTTGTCCGCGCGGACGGTTGTCGGCTCAACAGCCTTGTAAACGAAGCAGGGGTAGCTCATCTTATTCGCCGGGGGTTTCTGATACCAGGCCTTGGGAGCAAGCTCCCTAAGCTTTTCTTGAAGCTGCAGTCGGCCCATTCCATACACCTCCCAGCGTCAGGATGATCTCCGGGTACTTTAATTTGATGGATGTTACCTTCCACCAGCCGCCCATGAAACGGGCATACGCGATGGCGCTCATGTAGCGGAAAGCATAGTCGTTGCCTGTAATGGCAATCTGATTGGCAAGCACCAGATCATCGTTGGTATGATCCGTGGTCTCCCATTTGCGGCTGTGCTCAAGCACCCTGCCGTAGAGGGTCTTCTCCACGGCCCGGGGCTCAGAAAGACCCGTTTCCTGATTATCCTGCGGGATCAGGAACCCGACCTTGTCATGGTACCGGGCCATGGGAAGCGCCTCCTTTCAAACATCAGGTCGCGTCGGTGCTCCGGCTGTAGTAGGTCTTGTGGGAGTTCACCGTGGTGTCAAGAGTCTTGCGGTACACGGTGCCTTCCTTCTCATACCAGCCTTCGTTCCGAGGATTCTCAGTGCCTTCCGGAGTTTCCTCATCATAGTGCGGAGCGCCCTTCTGGGCGGTAGCCACCTTCAGCACCATGGCACTGTAGGGGCGGCGCAGCATGCCGGACATCCGGGTTTCAATCAGGAACTGATTCTTGTTGAACTCAATGTCGAAGTCGTCGAAGAACTTGATTTCTCCGCGGCGGTTCGTGCCGGTGGCATAGTCGCTGAGGTCAACGGCGATGCCCAGCACTTTCTGGCCGTCCACCGTAAGATCTTCCAGGAAGGGGCAGGTCACGATCCGCTGCACGCGCAGCTTCTTGGCCAGCGCCGCGGCATCGGCATACAGCTCATGCTGGAATCCGTCTTCCAGCAGCAGCCACTCGCTCAGCGCGTCCTCGCTGGTGAAGAACACCAGATTGCCGCTGCCCTTGTAATACTTCCGGCTCTTGATCATCGCGCGGATGGCATTCTTGGCGGTCTCAGCGTCGTCCTGGCCGGCGGTCACGGCAATCTTCACCGTGAACAGGTCATCATCGTTCACGATGGGCTTGATGTGGTCTTCCTTGATCTTGTACTTGTTCAGCACATCCCGGCCGTCGCCGATCAGAATGGCGCGGGCAATTTCCTCGTTCAGCATGACCCGCATTTCGGCCTTCATCCAGGCGATTACGTTGAAGTCATCCAGGTCGATGAAGTCGTCCTGATCCAGCTCCTGGTACTTGTAGATGGTCTGGGGATCCACGGTCCGGCGGAGCAGGCTGAACACTTCTGCGTCCTTCTTGTCACCCTTGGCATAACCCTTGGCCCGGGCTTCCTCCATGGTGATGTTGGCGAAGGTGGTCCGCAGGCGGGCCTTGGGGGTCTTCCGCACGCCGTTCAGAACCACGTTCACCCAGTCATTGTCCCG